GAGCGAAAGCCTTTTGCAAGTCGCCGATTCTACAGGCAGACAAATTGACATGCTGGAGCAAGCATGTTCCTCGTGAGGGCAGGTATACTTCCAAGCAAACGTTCCCCGAGATTCGTTTTCCACTTTTATCATGTTTAATTTTATTTAGCCAGATATCACCTGACTTAATACCATAGATTATGGCTTCCCGTGTTGTCTTATCAGTAGCCTCCCACTTTTCGTGGTTAAGATTGACACACCTTTTGACCCACGGGAGTTCGTGTCTGGGTGTTGTAATAAACTCGATAACATCAGGATGGTCAATGTCAATATGTAAAACACAAGCACCGTTCTTATAATGGCCACCCCGTCTAATGATTTCATTTAATGTCGAATAGATTTTTCCGAACGATACTGGTCCAGAAGCCGTAAGACCTTTGCCATTTTCATGTCCTTTGGGTCGGAGCTTAGATAAGTGGACAGCAACGCCCGCACCGTAGCGGAGCGCATGAGAGACAAATCTCCACGATGCTTCGATTCCATCTTTACCCTCCATACTATCTTCAACTACAAACACGGTGCATGATACGGGCAATCTTCCTTCAGGATCGTTCATCCAATTTTCAACTCGGCCCGTGCGAGAGATCATCTGTGCAGTCATTGTATTAAATCTGTTAATGTTGGTGTAAAATAATTTGGTCCTTTCATTATTTTACCGTCTTCACGGTATATAGGTTTACCTTCTTCATCTAATTTACTCATGTTGCTATCATGCACTCTGTTATATGCCTCATCTAAATCCCACCCAAATGTGACTGCCATCTGATGACATACATAAACTAAATCTACTAATTCTTTTAATAGATTTTCTCTTAGTCTAATCTCAGCACCTGTTGGCCTAAGCCACATATCTTTAGTACAAGCTTCTACAGCTTCTAATAATTCTTTATATTCTTCAGATATCAGTCTGGTACTGAGCATCAATGAGGATCTCGTCATAGAGTTCTTCAGTGAGAACGCCTTGCGAAACTCTTTTGCTTTCTTTGAGTAAATAGTCTCGTTCATTGGTTAGGTAGTGGATAGCTTTTTTAAGATCAGAAAGGGCATCATCTTTATGACCTGCCCTGCAAATATATTTGATAGCATTACCAAGATGATAATTTAATTTCTGATCTCTTATGAAGTCCCAAACTTCTATGGAACCCCTGTTATAATACTGGGGTCCATAAGATTGGTTTTTGGCGGTCATAATCGTAGTCAGTGTGTTGTAATATCTTAGCTAAACGTGCATTAAGTAGAGCATCATCGTCTGATAATCCTCTTTCCTTATAAGCATTACAAATAGCTTCCCATTTGTTTTCACTTTTCTTTAATAAGTCTGTAGCACGTTTAACCCCTATCCCGGGGCATCCGGGGTACCCATCAGTAGGATCTCCTGCCATACTCTGTACAAGATGCCAGTTGTCACCTTCTTCTTTGGTAATTTCTTCTACATCATCTACCATGTTCCATAAGGTTCCGGGTATCTGACGCATGTCTTTATCAGGACTTACAATGATGTTTTCTCCAACCCGTTTACCCCAACGAGTTGCATCAATGCCTATACTATCATCTGCCTCTAAGCCTTCTCGAATACAATAGTTGTAATTATTTTTACAATAATTGACTAATCTTCGATAACCTAGGGGCTTACGTCTGTTTCGATGACCTTTATATCCCTCAAAAATTTCTTTTCTAAAATTTGAGGTACTAGAAAAATATAAGATGAAGTCATCTTCCATCATGGCTTTTGTAACTTTCTTTAACTCACGCTCAAAGATCTTAAGTACTTCACTGAAGTTGGACTGTGAAATAATCACATCATTTCCAAAATCAATGCCTTCCTCACATGCTTGAGCAGCTTTGTAAGCTAAAAAATCGCAATCAATTAATAACATTAGTGTACTTCTGCCCAATTTAATCCAATGTTTGCATCAGCCTCAATAGGCAGTCTTAAGTTGTAGTATTCACCAGTTTGTTGTGCAGCATACTTACAAGTAAAAGCAACTTCATCAGCTGATGATGGTGGTGCTGCTAATACTTGTTCATCATGTATAAAAGCATACCTCTCGTGTGCAAGATGAGCATAGTGTAGTGTCCAGTCAGTAATAAGACACCATTTCTTAGCGATAATCCCTGCGGATGTCTGAAGTAAGAAATTTAATGCCTTATGAGCCTTATCAACACTGATAGTACGGCCATCTATAGCACGGATACTGTTGGTTTGTTCTACCTTCTTGGTGACATCCCGAACAAGCTCCTCAAGACCCGGTATGGCATCCATATAAGCCTGTCGTATTTCCTTACCTTTCGCTGCCGCCTCGTTCTTTGAAAGCCCTGAGTCGTAGGAGAAGCCAAGTTTCTGGTCGCCCGCCCCATAAAGAAAGGCATATGTGACCGTTTTGACTTGCCTCCTTGAAATACCGATTTTGTCTGCATTTACTTGGTGAATATCGTCATTGAGTAATATCTTAGCATACCTTCCACCGTCATAACGGGCAAGATAATGAGCAAACATTCTCAATTCTATCCCAGCAAGGTCACTATCTACTAGTTTCCATCCCGGTTTTGTAATGAATAACTCTCGACAATCCTTATCACTACTGACTTGTGCCAGATTCGGATGAGAATGAGCCATTCGGTGCGTGGCAGCTCCTATAAAACAGGAGTGGTGAAGTCTGCCATCCTTGACTAACTTCAACCATGCGTTTTGTCCTTGTGACAACATCCCAAGTTTCTTTTGTGTTTCAAGAATCTCAAGGAAGATTAACGCTTCTTTGGTACCAATCTCTTTGAGAACAACTTCATCAATCACTGCTTTACCAGTAGCGGTTAGTTTAGTTGGTTTCCATTTCTGAAAAGTTTTAAACCACCAAGCAATGTGTTCTCTGCTACTAGGATTAAAATCCTTAAGGCGTTGCATTTCAGCACCCTCATAATAGCCTTGTGTTTTATTGTTTCGTTTTGGTGTGAATAG